ATTGGTACGCCCGAGTGGAATCGAACCACCGCACACGGCTCCGGAGGGCTTATTGCAAACTTGAAAACCATTGATATAACTAGCTTTGTTGATTTGTGGTCGCAGTTTTGGTCGCACTCTTTGTTTTTTTCTTCTGAAAAAGGTCTATTATATGTCTGTTAAATCCTGGCATTGCATGTCCGTACATTTTAAGTGTTGTGTTTGCGTCAGCGTGTCCAAGACACCTTGATACTTCTAAGATGGGTATATCTTTAGTGAGTGCTGCTGTAGCAAATGTATGCCTGAATGTATGGATATTTTTATTTACTCCGGCCAACTCACATATCTTTACCCAAGCACGTCGGATATTTCCATAGTTAAGGGCTTTGCCGCTTTCGGTACAAAATACGAAGCCGTTTATATAAGTGATTTTACCGCTTGTCTGCATAGCTTTTAGTCTTTCTATGCATGCATCATAGACGATCGGAATATAACGTATACCGGCTTTTGTTTTAGGATCATGGAATACTTGACCAGTACCACTGTCTTTTGCGCGTTGTATACAAATTTCTCTTTTATCAAAATCAATATCTTCCCATTTTATTGCAAGAAGTTCGCCTATCCTGCAGCCAAGTACCAGGAGCAAATAAAATAATGTGTAGTATTTTTTATAGTATTTATTGGTCCGTAGTACACGGAAGATGCGAATTAGTTCACTAAAAGAAAATACTGACATTTCTTTATATTTGATTTTTACCGGCTCAACAGCTTGCATTGGATTATATTGTACCATTCTCAGAGCCACAGCTTTCTTGTAAGCGGCGAAAAGTAACTTATGTATCTTACTTATTGAAGAGGTACTTAAAACACCGTCATAGCTATTATACAGCTTTTGTATTTCTTTGCCGCTGAGTTGGTCGATTGGTATATGCGCAATAGGAGCAAGCTTATTAGCACTTTGTTTTTGCCTTGCAAAACTGTTGCTGCGCAGGTGTGGTTTTTGATATGTTTCTAAAAATTCTATTACCCATTCTCCAATGGTAATAGAAGAGGATGTAAGATTTCCTTTATCACGTTCTGCCCGTATTTCTTTCTTAAATTCTTTGGCTTCTTTTTCGGTGGCAAAGCGTTTACGGTGACGTTTGCCGTCGTTGTCGTAGTAATCGTAACAATATTTTTTTCGTGCTTTGTCATACCATATTGTTCCGTCGCCGTACATTGTTTCACTTCCTTTCTAAATGGAAGTTTTTTGATAGTAATTATCAGTAGTTTTTATATCGTTGAATAAGTATAGATTCTTGTTTCATGCTTAAAATTTCTTTGTTCTTCCAAAATAGCCTCTATAACTTGGTATTTATTATAAGGGAATTGTATATTATATTTTAGTTCACCTTTGATAATATCTTTTAATTCAAGAAGAGTTTCTTTTGTTAGCAAACTGGAACCTTTACTACAAGAAAATATTTTTATAGAATTTTCATACCCGCACTCGAAGGCTGGCTTTGATGAATATGTTGATATTTCAAAATCGCAATTTATAAAATTGAACCTTAAAATTATAAAATTAGCATTTGTTAATGCATTTGTTAATGCTTGGTTAAGAGATAAAATATCGCTCGAAAGGATCACATTAAAGCGTTGTTCGACTAAAAGCGATACTTCATTCTCGGCGTTATCAAGAATTCTTTTTAACTTTAATTCGTCAGACTCTTTATTGGTTTCTAGCATATTATACTTATATCTTAGTTCTATTAACTCTTTATTATGTTGTTGAATAATATCTTTTATTTTTTCGTTTAAATCATATATTTCTTTTTGGAGCATTTCATTTTTGTTTATTAGGTGATTGTTGTATTGAGTATTTTGATTTATTATTTCTTCTTCTCCTTGTTTCTTTTGCTTATCCATTGTTATAAGCCAGAAGTTTGCTATAAGAAATGAAATACCAATAATAATATCAAATATTTCCCAGTCGGAGCGTGACATTCTTATTTTCGCAAAAGGATTAAAAAGGATTGCTGTTGCTATGAAAAAGATGGTAGGTATCTGATAAAGTTTATTATTCAGAACCCACGCAAAAATTATAGCTTGTAGGGTAATGGTAATTCGCAGCATTTCATACCAGCCATAACTTGGTAATCCAAAAAAACCAGCATATAATGCGAAAAGAGGTGCAATATAGGTTGCATTAAATTTCATCAATTTCAACATTCCTTATTTCTAATTTTAATTTAAGTTTTAATAATTCTTGTTAAATTCATTTATGACGTTGAACTTCAAGCGCGTCAACAAAACAATAGTTATCAAAGTCATTATTTATAATATGCTCCTGCTCATGTAGGAGTGTTTTTTTATTTGTTTCGAAAGTAAACCTAGAGTTAAGAACACAAATTTTTTCACCTTCAGGAGTACAAAAACAAAAACCTTTTATTGTTAGAGGAAGATCAAATAATATGGTTCGTTCAATCATCTTCATTACGTTCCTTTTTTCTCATTCTGCTAACCATATCGGCTACAAATTTTAAATCTTCAGGGGATACATCTTTGGCGGCATCAAATAATATTTTCATGTCGGGATTATCATATATTTCTTGCGCCATTTTTGCAGCTTCGGGATTTGTGTAATAGCCTTCTCGCTCAACGGCAGTAATATTTTCTTTGTTACCAAGTAAATAGTCGGTACTTACACAAAACTTTTGAGCTAATTTCAAAATCATTTCGTTGGACGGCATACGCTGACCAAGTTCATAAAAGGATACTGCTTTTGGTGTTACTCCCAAGAAGTCTGCCAACTCTTTTTGTGTTATATCATGCTCTTGCCTTAATTGTTTTATTCGTTGACCTAACATCAAGCTCACCTCCCTTTTGTGTACTGTGTGTTCATTATACAATAAAAATATAAAAAAAGCTATTGACATTCCACATATTGTACAGTACAATATGTACACAGAGAAAGGAGGGGTACAATGAACAAATTAAAAGAAATTAGAATGAAGAATAATATTAGCCAGGAATTACTTGCTTGCAAAGTGGGCGTTACCGTTAGGTATATTGCATTTCTTGAAAGTGGGGATCGAAAACCCTCAATAGATGTCGCTTTTAAAATAGCAAAAGTTTTAAAAAGCACAGTTGATGATATTTTTTTGCCACGCAAATGTACAAAATGTTCATAAACGTAAATAAAAAGGAGCGTAACAATGGAAAATAAAACACAAAAAGCCGTCGAAAATATTACCAGTATTCTCAACGGCTTTACTGCTGCAGAAATTCAAGAAATTTTGTTTTTGGTGAATGAGAAATGTAATGCTAATTACGTACTTGTTTTAGAAAAGAAAGTACAGCTAGAAGATTCCGATCAGTTCTAATAACTCGACATTCTCTTAGATCAATATCATAGAATGCGCATGATAAACATGGCGGTTGTGCAACGTGAATATTAAGTCCATTGCAGGGGCAAATGCGGTTTATCCTATAGTCTGCCATAACAATCACCTCCTTCCTACAATCATTATAAGAAGGAGCAGGTTCTTTTACAACACAAAAAAGAAACACCCGCTGTACCCTGGAAAAGTTTAGCGAGTGTTTCTTGTGACCAGCCGAAGCTGACGAGAACATTATAACACGCTTCGACTGGTATATCAACTTTGAAAGAGAGATATACCATGAACAAGAAAGATGAAGCTTTGGCAAAGTTTGTCGAAGTGGTAAAGAATTTAAGCCCTGAAGAATTTGAAGAAAAGTATGTTAAGGATAGTAAAGGACTTGATGAAATTGAAAGAAAGGAGGATCAGGAAGATGGAGCTTGTGACGTGTGACGAATATGCGAAAAGCAGAGGATTATCGTTGGTTACCATTCGAAGGTATTGCCGTGAAGGAATTGTCCCATACCTTCGGATTGGTAAGGTATATAGGTTAGATCCTCCGCTAGTTGATGAAGCTTTAGCACAAGTTATGCGTGAGAATATGGAATATCGATCTAATGGGATAAAGCGAAGTCGTAAGCGAAGGAAAAATTTTGATTTTGAAGCAGCGTTAAAGGCTTTATAGGAGGTTGAATTATGAAAGCATTAATCAAAGTAGCAGGAACAGCAGTAGTAATGAAAGAGAGTATTAAGCAACAGCCTTGTGTATGGTCTTTAACTGCTTTGGCTATAGCAACAGTAGTTAAGCTGATATATAACATAGGTTACGCTATGGGGCAGGTGGCAGGCTTATGATTAGAGATTTTACCGTAGCAACTACTGCAATATTTGTCGGAACATACATTGCTATTATGGCTGCTGTAGTGACTGTAGGGGTGTTGAGATGAACGAAGATAAATGTCTTATAAAAACAAACAAACTCTGCCTTGCGAACGGTGATGAGTTCGACAAAACAGAGTTTGAAGTGGATACCGATGTCCTAGCTGGATTTATTAAGGTCAAAACAGAAGGTAAAACAATTTATGTTAATCCAGAGTTCATCATATCCTTTGAAGAAAGTAACTTGTCCAGAGTTAAAATCTTCGAGGACAGCAATGGTGTTCACGAAAGTGGTGAACCTGGCATCACTTGTCCGCAAAAATATTGTCTTTAATATAAGCCCATTGTTTTTCGGTCAGCCATCCTTGTTTATTGTTTACTACTTCGATAACAATAACACTATCATTTCCATCCACATATGGCTTTATTTTGGTGAAAACTTGGTCAGCAGTTAAGTAATTGCTTCGTATCAAAAAAGAAGATTTCCAATAAGTGCACCAAGTTCCATCACTGGCATCCTTAATAGCCTGAATGACATTTTCATAATCTTGGCCCTTTTTATTAAGGTCAACGGATGTTAAATTATCCACACTCAGGAAAATTGCAGCAGCAATGAACTGTGAAGTATCTGATTTAGTTTAGGAGGAGTGATTATGACAAAGCAAAAGAAAAGAGCTACCGAAGTAGCAGCTTCGATAGCTCAGGTGGACTGTAAATTTTACGAAGTTTAGCGTCCACCTTCATTTTAGCAAAAGAATTGGAGGATTGCAAGCATGGATAATTTTGATGATTTAGTATATTCGATTAGATATGAAGCAGAGGCTATTTTAGAGAATCTGAAAGAAATGGATGATCTGGACGGTGATGAAGCTAAAGTCAGTATATTGCTGAAATGGATCAAAAGTAGTGCAAATAGTATTGAAAATAAAATTGAAGATTATCAACCTAACCAGGGAATAACAACAGCTGAATTACGTAGCAAGATGATACTAAGCTATCCGGGGAGGGCATTATGATGGACGATAGATATACATCTGTATCTAATCCGCCAAAAGATGCTTTAAAAGAAATAGAATTTGGTGCATTGCGTGGTAAAAGTGATATTAATCCGCAATGGAAAATAGAAGCAATGACGGAAAAATATGGGATGTGTGGAATTGGTTGGAAATTTGAAATTGTTGATATACGTACTACTTGTATGCAGGATGACGGAAGAATATTGCTTTTTATGCAGGTGAATTTGTTCATAAAAGACGGTGAAAATTGGAGTGCTCCTATCCCTGGTTATGGTGGCGATATGATTGTAAAGAAAAATAAGAATGGGATTGAACCTAATGATGAAGCTTATAAGATGTGTTTAACAGATGCACTCGGGAATGCTTTGAAGTACGTTGGTGTTGCGGCTTCTGTATATCGCGGTTTTTATGAAACAAAACATGAAAAACGGCAAGCTGATAAACGTGAAGAAAAGAAACGTCAAGAAGAAAGCCCAATTCAAATTACGTCTACCAGTGCATCTGGTTATGTAAGATTTATAAATGGTATTCAGTGTCAAGTTAAAAGTACTCGAAATAACGAATGGTATGACGTAGAATATTTAACTCTGAAAAATTTAGAAGAAATTCTTGAAGATGAAAAATATTCTGATGCTTATGATGCTATTAGATCAATGATCAATTCTAAGGCAGCTGGGATGAAATGAAGTTCACGGTTAAAGGGTTACAGACATTAAAAGGGATGGGATACATAAATTTAGTAGTACCTGTCCCTTTATCAGAGGAAGAAGAAATCAATAAAATCGATCCTGAAAAGCAGTATGTTGTAGAGGTCAAGCAATGGCGAAAAGGGCGTTCTAACGACGCTAATAAATACGCTTGGGTATTATGCCAAAAGATAGCAGAAAAGCTGTCAGAAGAGAGCTTTCACAGCAAGGAAGATGTCTACAGGAAGGCAATCAGGGAATGTGGTTACGGCAGAATATGGCCAGTGCCAACTGACGCTGTAAACAGAACTATTGAAATTTGGCAAAGCAATGGTGTTGGCTGGATAGCTGAATTGCTTGGTGAATGTCAGAACATTAAAGGCTATAGCAATGTAAGGGTATATTACGGTAGCAGTGCTTATGACACGAAAGAGATGAGCCGTTTTATAGATTGTTTGGTATCTATGGCAAAAGATATTGGTGTAGAAACAAGGCCGCAGGAAGAATTAGATGAGCTGATCAAGGAGTGGGGCGTTAAAGATGATTCCAAAAATAAAGAGGATAAGACTTAAAGGTAAAGCGCTTAAAAAACTCTGCGAGGAAGTATATCGGCGTGATGATTGTTTGTGTGTAAACTGCAATAGCTTTGTTGAGCCTGGAGTTAAGCCACACCATGAGCCACTAAAGTCACAAGGCGGACAGGATAGATTGGAAGATATGGCAATGCTTTGTAATAAATGCCATTACCTGCGCCACAATGCCGCCGAGGGCGTTGTAATTGGGCAAAAGGTAAAAGCGTATTTATCTACAAAATATGACCATCAGGAGTAAAGTGCTATGAATACTGGGTTTATTGCTTTACATCGAAAATTGTTAGATAGTCCGATTTGGCAGGTTACGACAGTTGAGCAAAAGGTAATTTTAATCACCCTGCTTTTAATGGCAAATCACAGTGAAAAAAAGTGGTATTGGCAGGGAGAAGAATTTATTTGCCAACCGGGACAATTTATAACAAGCTTGCCTAATATCGTAAAAGCTTGCGGAAATGGACTAACAGTCCAAAATGTAAGGACTGCGTTAAAAAAGTTTGAAAATATGAATTTTTTAACAGACCAATCAACAAAGACTGGAAGGCTGATAACTATAGTAAACTGGCAGGTTTATCAAGGAAAAAGGGAAGTCGATAACAGACAACCTAACAGTCAGCTAACAGACGGTCAACAGACACCTAACAGACACCCTAACAGTCAGCTAACATCTAACAATAATGATAATAATATAACAATGATAAACAATGATAATAATAATAATAACGCGCACGCATGCGAGCAAACCCAAAATGGATTAGAGGTTAACGAAAAAGAAAAAGGCTTTGAATGTTTTTGGGAATTATATCCGTCGAAAAGGAAAAAGCCTGTTGCAAGAATAGCATGGATGAATATGCGTGTACACTCTGAAGAACAGTACGCATTGATTAATGCTGCTGTTGAGAGATACAAAAAAACTAATCAGTGGCAGGAGGAGAACGGAAGGTACATACCTGATCCTGATACTTTTTTGCAGGATGAACGCTGGACGGATGAAATCAAATTGTCTGAAGCAGTGCAAGCTGCTGACAGGGAAGCACAAGAGAAAGACGAATGGATTGCAAAAAATAAGGAGCGCTGGGCAGCGATACCTCCAGAGAAAAGAAAATACAGACTGGCTTGTTTTATGGGGCTGGACTGGGAGGAAGTGAGGGATATGCCGTATGTTGGAACTTAGAGAGATAACGGCAGCGTATGAAGTGTGGCAGGCGGCGGGATTAAAGCCAAACTGGGGAAGCGAAGATGCAAAAAAAACTATCGAAAGGCAAACCCTGGAGCGTTATAAGTACACAGACATTGAGATGTGGGGCGATACTGTTGATTATATCGCTGATAATAATAAATATTGGCCAACATGGGCAGATATTAATAATACTTTATCAATCCTGCGACAAAATAAAATCGGTGCAGAGAAGAAGGCTATTGAGCGTAATTCTAAAGCGGCAAATGAGTTTGTTAAAAAGTTGTTTGCTGATCTTGCTGCCGGCAAAACATTTGGCGAACTACGACAGCCAATGAGCGGGAAAGTTAGAGCTGCAGCAAAGAGGATTTTCCCTGATGCCGACGATAGCTTTATAAAGCGTAATTACAACGATATCAGCTTTATCGCAGACGTTGAACGAAAATGCGCTGAATGTATTAATACTGTTGATTGCCCATACAGCGGACATCAACCGTTTTTGAGAGTAGACAAAGAAAGCGGATTTACTTATGTGGTTGCTGATCGTGAACGGTGTTATAAATATCATCCGTTAGTGCCTGATGTAGTACCAAAACGGTCAGCATGTCGTCAAGGTGATTTAGCTAAAGTTTAAAGGAGCGGTAACTATGAAAAAGTATGGGTTGACAGCAGAGTTTATAGAACAATGGGGCAAGAAATTATTTAGGATTAAGGCTTTAATTAGCTTTGGAAGTGTTGAAGCTGGTGAACTTGGTGGATATGTGGAAAAAGAAGATAACTTAGCGCAAGATGGCGACGCTTGGGTGTACGGCAACGCTAGGGTGTACGGCGACGCTGAGGTGTACGGCAACGCTATGGTGTACGGCAACGCTAGGGTGTACGGCAACGCTGAGGTGTACGGCGACGCTGAGGTGTACGGCAACGCTAGGGTGTACGACGACGCTAGGGTGTGCGGCGACGCTGAGGTGTACGGCAACGCTAGGGTGTGCGGCAACGCTGAGGTGTGCGGCGACGCTGAGGTGTGCGACGACGCTAGGGTGTGCGGCAACGCTAGGGTGTGCGGCAACGCTGAGGTGTGCGGCGACGCTGAGGTGTGCGACGACGCTAGGGTGTGCGGCAACGCTAGGGTGTGCGGCGATGCTAGGGTGTACGGCGATGCTATGGTGTACGGCAACGCTGACTATTTATTGATCGGTCGCATTGGTAGTAGATTTAGTTTTACGACATTTTTCAAAAATAAAGACAAAGGTATAACAGTGTCTTGTGGTTGTTTCTTAGGGACTATTGCCGAATTTAGAGCTAAGGTTACCGATACACATGGAAATAATAAGCATGCAAAAATATATAACCTTGCTGCAGATATGGCAGAACTACAGATTTTAGGCGAAGAATATTTTGACAAGCTGAACGCTAATAAGTCAGAACCGTTTTGATATGCAGTCAACTTTAGGAGGCAAGCAATGAATAAAATCATATGCGGCGATGCACTAACCGTATTACGTACTTTACCGGATAAAAGTTGCAGATGCTGTGTAACGTCGCCGCCTTACTTTAACCTACGTGATTATGGTGTACCAGGGCAAATAGGACTTGAGCCAACAATGCAGGAGTACATTGCCCGACTTGTTGAGGTCTTTGCAGAAGTTAAGCGGGTACTAACTGACGATGGTACGTTGTGGGTTAATATAGCCGATAGCTACTCTGGAAGCATGAAAGGTAGCGCAGGTTATCCGCAGCATGCTAAAGGCACCAAAGAGGCTGGGCGTAAAGGTTTATTGGGGCAAAAGGCTATTACGAATTGTAAGTATGATTTACCTGCTAAAAATCTAATGGGAATACCTTGGCGACTTGCGTTTGCCTTACAGGATAGTGGTTGGATACTACGTCAGGACATAATTTGGTCAAAGTCAAACTGTATGCCGGAGAGTGTACGGGATAGATGCACAAAAAGCCACGAGTATATTTTCTTGCTAGCGAAACAGCAGAGGTATTGGTTTAACTCTGAGGCGATAAAAGAGCCTATTGCAAATAGTACGATTGATCGACTTAAACAGGACATTGAACATCAATCAGGATCCGCACGAGCGCACGGCGGAACAAAAAACATGAAAGCTGTTGGCGGCAGTAAAGGAGCCTTCGGCGGTGTTCAAAGTCGGCGTAGAGGTAGTTGTAATAAGAAGCGTAAAGAACGTCCAGTACCAGGAATAAGCAAAGGCGGTTTTGCTGGAAACATTCCGTTTGAATACGTTACCGATTATCGTAACAAGCGTAGTGTATGGAATATGCCGACATCGAGCTGTGGTAAAAATCATTACGCTACGTTTCCGGACGAACTGGCAGTTAATTGTATTTTAGCCGGCACTGCCGAAGGTGACGTTGTACTTGATCCGTTTGTCGGCAGCGGGACTACTTGTAGAGTTGCAAATAGATACGGCAGGCAGTATATAGGGATTGATCTTAATCCAGTATACTGCAAGGCAGCAGAAGCCGAGATACCGATAAATTTATTTTAGTTAAAACGGCCGCGCATACTAACTATATACAAGCATAAAGGGAAGTATACCCCTGCGGAGGTGATTAGCCCGTAGGGGGCGGCCTGTTAATATAAGGAGTTGGAAATAGTGAAACCAATAAATATAAAAATTATGATGGCGTTAATCGAAAAAGAACCAGGCGATCAGTATGTACCAGTATTGAAACCAGTACTTATGCAGATACTGACTGAACTCAAACATCTGCGCCGGAAGAACAGCCAGCTTGGCGGAAAGTTAGCGCGATTGCGGAGAAAAGATACTCCAATGTGTCCGGTACCGGATGGATATAATGAATGTGACGATGTGCTCTGTCCGAATTGCCATAAGAAGGTAGGTTACAACGATATGGAAGAATATGAAGAAAACGAGCATTGTCATCATTGCGGTCAACGACTGAAATGGTATTAGTAAATGACTACGTGGAATGAGCTGCCGGCACGTCTTATAAATAAAATACGTTCGGACAGCGTAACGGCGCCGGCGAATTTACCAGGGGCTGTACCTGTGCTGAAATATGGTAATGCAATAACTGAGGTTGACGGGATTCGCTTTGATAGCAGGAAAGAAGCAAAATATTATGAGGACCTACTTTGGCAGCAGCGTACCGGTGCAGTAAAAAGCATTGAATTACAGCCTGAATTCGTTTTACAGCCCGGCTACGAGGTCGCAGGTAAAAAGATAAGGCCGATTATTTACAAGGCTGATTTCAAAGTTACGGAAGCTGATGGGCATATATATTACGTTGATACAAAGGGTATGAAAACACCAGTATATTTGATAAAGAAAAAGATGCTGCTTTATAAGTACCCAGATATTGACTTTCGAGAAGAATAGGAGATTTTGAAATGGCTGAAACGGAACTGACGAAAGAAATAAAAAAAGCGCTGTTGTATTATACCAAAGCTGATCAGGCCGGCGTGTATGGGTGCTATGAAGTTTGCCTGGGGGCTGGTTATGGTGATGAATATGTTGATTTTATGACAATGAATAGTACTAACGTCTTTCAGGCTTATGAAATAAAAATTAGTCTATCTGACTTAAAAAGCAAGGCAAAGCTATCATTTTGCGGAGATTATAATTACATCGTTTTGCCAACAGAACTTTATCGGAGAGAAGCGGTTAAAGAAGAATTGAAATACCATACAGCCAGGGGGATTGGAATTCTCTTGTATGGTGATTGTTTTGGACAGAAATACATAAGTCAGGAACGTATATCGAGGAAAAGGACGCTAAACATCGGCCGTAAAGTTGAGCTTATGCACTACATGATTCGTAGTTTGAGCCGATATCCCGTTAAATTAGCAAAGGCGGTGGAGTAATGGAGAAAATTAAAAGTCTTGTAGGCATGGTATCGAAAAAGAAGTTTTTTTCGGCCTGCAAATGTTATGAAAATAATAAATATGGTGTTGATTATGTCAAACCACAACTTTGCATAGATGAAGAAAATCATCTCATATTTTGCGACCGATGCGGTGCAGTTATAGATCCGTTTGCAGCAATGCTCATGGTCGCAATTTTTGAAGAACGGCAAAACCGTGAATGGGATAGATACATGGAAAGTGCTAGACGGTTTTGGAAAATAGCCCACAGCGAGAATTGTGACCCGATGGATATTTGAGAGGACGGTGAATATATTATGAGATTAATTGATGCAGATAAGGCGAAAGCGGAGCTATTAAGAATAGGTGAAGGTATACACGCCTACGACGAGTATTTCAACGGTATTAGAATTGGTTATAAACGTGCTGCTCATAGTCTTGTTACAATACCTACAGTAGAAGAACGTAAGCATGGGCATTGGGTAAGACATAATAATATCATTGCTTGCAGCGAGTGTATTTGGGATATGTATTGGGAGGAAGGAAATACAGAATTAAATTACTGCCCAAATTGCGGCGCAAAAATGGACGGTGAATAATATGGAATTGATAGATAGAGAAGCTTTGAAAACAAAATTAGAAAAAATGGCTGATATGAATAATCCAAAATGGTCTTATGATTCTATGATGATTGCCAAAATAATGATAGAAATTTTAAACGAAGCTCCTATTGTAGAAGAACGTAAGCATAGTTACTGGAAAAAGGAAGGCAGTTGGTATAAATGCGGCTGTTGTAATAGCGCTATTGATCCATGGGATAACACATGGATGAAATACTGTTCCTGCTGCGGGGCTATTATGGACGGTAAAGCTATATGTAATGATTAAGGAGTGAAGACATGAATTATCCTGATCTAATAAAATGGATATTTGAATTTGTATATGAACATTGGATATTAACGTTTTTGTTTATATTAGTTTCAAAGGGTTTGGGTTTAAAAATAAATCAATTGAACAAGGTGAGTGATACAAATGTTATTAACAATAGAGAGCAAGTTTAATATAGGTGATAATGTACATGGGCCTAAGGGAGAACGTAAAGTACTTGGTATTAAATTAGATTCTAAAGGTATCTTATATTTACTTGAAAGTGCAGATGGTACGAGAGAATGGGTACAAGAATATTGGGTTGTTCGAGAACATGAACACGAAGAGTTTGAGGAGGCTATTTTGAGCCAACTCGCAGAAGACAGAATAAATCCTTGGAAGAATTATTTTAGGCGATTTAGAAAGCAAAGCTAGAAGGAGACTGATATGCTAATAGAACAGTATATTAAGCATGTAGAGCGGTACTTTTGGGATCGTAAGCAAATACAAAAAGTTGTTGATGAAGAAAAAGAGCAGCGTACTGCAAGGAAAGGGCATACGGGCGGTGGGGGTCATGCTTTTATCAGTAATCCAACAGAAACAGCAGCATTAAAAAACATTGAGCCAGTACGTATGATATCGTTTGGATATGGACCATATCAGTCGATAATAATGAACCCGGAGCTATGGCTTGAAGTTGTCGCAGAAACCTATAAGATACATGAGAATCAGCTTACTGGTAAAGTTATGTATCAAAAATATGAAAAAAGGAAGCCGATGAAAATAATTGCAGAATTAACCGGTGTAAATAGAGATACCTGTTATGAATTCCGTAAAGAGTTTCTCCGAGATGCTGTTGGTTTGGCATTGAAAAAAGGTTTGATAAAATAAAAAAGTTTCCGACATATTACCTGTTTTAATGAGTTAAAATAGTATTGTAAGTTAGTAGGCTTACAACAAGCTTGGTGAAACGTTCAAGCTTAGCGCTTGGACATTACCCTGCCGTTGGGGTAATTCAGCGGCATTAATGGAGCAGTACTCAAACGGCTAAGAGAGCAGTCTTGAAAACTGATAGGGCGTAGGGATACGCTGTGTGGGTTCGAATCCTACCTGCTCCGCCATACGGAAGGTTGGCGTAATCGGTAACGCAGCGCCCTGCTAAGGCGTCAGTCGAGCAATCGGCTTACAAGTTCAAGTCTTGTACCTTCCGCCAATTTAATCTACATAAATAATTCGACATTAAAAAACCGATAAAATACGGTAATGTACATCGAAATTTAGCATAAAACTTAATATAAAGGCACTTAACTTCGGTTAGGTGCTTTTTTATTTGCAAAGGTGGTGATGAGAGATGGCTGCATTAAAAGATCCAAGGCAGGAGAAGTTTTGTCGGCTTATGGCTGTAGGTGGTAAAACGCAAGAGCAGGCAGCCAAAGATGCAGGCTATTCAGCGAAAAGCGCTAGGCAGGCTGCGTCAAGGCTGTTAACAAAGGCGCACATTGTTGACAGGGTAGCAGAGCTTCAAACTGTTACTGAAGAAAAAATTGCAGATGAACAGAAAGATATCATAGATGAACTTAGCAAATTAAGGAAGTTTTGGCTAGAAGTGATAGACGATAAAGAAGAGCGTATGAATAATAGGCTTAAAGCATCTGAGCTATACGGAAAATCAATAGCAGCGTTTGTTGAGAAACGTGAGGTCAGCGGCAAAGATGGAGAACCTATTACATTCCGCTGGGCTGGTGATGACGGTTGAAAGTAATAACTATACCATACAAACCAAGACCTCTTTGGAAAGATGTAATTCATCCTGCGCTTGATAAATATCGTTTTGCTGTTATAGTAGCGCACAGACGTTATGGCAAGACCGTAGGAATGATAAACGAATTGAGTAAGAGCGCTATTAAGAATACGCTTATAAGTCCTCAGTTCGCATACGTGGCACCGTTTAGAAACCAAGCTAAGATGATTGCCTGGAACTATTTGAAATATTACACAAGCGCAATTCCGGGAAGAAAGGTCAATGAAAGCGATCTGTTTATAGAACTGCCGTCAAAGCATAAAAATGCTGTTGGGGCAAGGATATATATTATAGGCGCAGATAAACCTGATGCTCTTCGCGGTACTTACTGGGACGGTGTTGTCCTTGATGAATACGCTCAAATAAAGCCTGAACTATGGGGCGAGGTAATACGTCCGGCATTAGCTGATCGTAAGGGGTTCGCATATTTCATCGGAACGCCTAAAGGACAGAATCAGTTCTATGAGATATACCAAAAAGCTCAACGCAGCGAAGAATGGTTTACCTGTCTTTATAGAGCTGATGAAAGTGGTGTCCTGGACGAAGCTGAGCTTAAATCAATGATGAAAGATATGACAAAAATTGAGATTCGCCAAGAACTTTATTGTGATTTTACTGCTTCTGCTAGTGAAGTTGTAATACCTATAGATCTTGTAACTGAGGCTGCACATAGGACGCTGGTTTCTAGAGATGTTATTGGTATGCCAACTGTTTTAGGTGTGGATGTAGCGAGATATGGCGATGACAGTACTGTTATTTTTGCTCGTCAAGGGCTAATGCTTCATAAGCCAAGAGTTTATAGAGAGCTAAATGTTACAGAGGTTGTTGACAGAGTAATCTTAGCAATTGCAGATTATCGACCAGAAATAGTATTCATCGATGTAGGTAATATGGGCGCCGGTGTGATTGATAGATTAAGACAACTTGGCTATGACAATGTTTATGAAGTCGCTTTTGGCAGCAACGCTATGGAACATAATAGGTTTGAAAATATAAGGGCTGAAATGTATTTCAAGGCCCGGGATTGGTTATTAAGCGGCGGTGCTATTCCGGATATTCCTGAATTTAAAAGTGAATTAAGCGTTGTCGAATATAAATTTTCTGATAAAACTTCTCGAATTATGCTTAAACCAAAAAAGGAAATAAAAGAAAAGCTTGGTAGAAGCCCAGATTTGGCAGATGCTTTTGTACTTACTTTTGCTAGACCATTATATGTACCTATTGATACAGATGATGTTAGGCAGCAGTCGTATGATCCGTTTGCCGGTATGTGAAGGGAGGTGAGACTATGCATAAGATTATGATGCAGTTACACGGTGGTGGCGGTGGCGGTGGCAGTGTTGAGCCTATAAAACAAAGTGCACCTGGCAGTACAGCAGCGGCCACTATTGATAGTGCGACAGAGGGAGAGAGACAAAGCCTGCTTCAAAAACTCTCTAAAGCTCGTGGCAGAAGCTATACCAATAAGACTGGTGGGCAGCTTACCTCTGATAGTGTCAAGAAAATGTTGTTGGGAGAATGATTATGGATATCAAAGATATGCTGCGTGACAGCGATAAATTAACACGAAAACAACATACTATCTCCCAGCTTTATACATTGCGCAGCCAATATGAGCCAACGTGGAGGATGCTTAGCCGGTATATAAATCCGACAAGGGGCAGGTTTGAGGAAGATATCCAAAGCACAGAAGGGCATAGACGTGACGAATACCTTATAGACCCACATCCCCAAAAAGCAGTTGGTAAATGTGCAGCTGGTATCCACAGCGGGTTGACATCGCCGTCAAGGCCTTGGTTTGAACTTGGTCTGCAAGATGAAGAAAAAGCTAATTACCACGCTGTAAGGATGTGGTTAGATGATTGCCAGGAGATTATGAGCAGCATTTATTCTAAGAGCAATGCTTATAATATGCTGCAGCAGATTGAGGCTGAAATGGCTCAATTTGGTACAGGGGCTTCTCTGATGCTGGAAGATTACAATTATGGCATATGGATGAGGCCGTACACCTGCGGTGAATATGCTGGCGGTGTAGATGCAAGGGGAAGAGTTTATACGTTCGCTAGACGCTTCAGGTTAAGCGCAGACCAAATCGTTAAAGAATATGCTATTGATAACGTATCGGAAAGCGTGAAATCTGCTTATAAGAACGGAAATATCACAACATACTTTGATATTGAAATGCTTATAGAGCGTAATGATGATTATGATCCTAACAAATTGGCTTTAGGCAATTTCCCCTGGCGCTCATATCACTATGAAAAAGGTGCTAATGACAAATTCCTGAAGATATCAGGGTTTAGGGAATGCCCGTTCCTCATGCCGCGTTGGACCTTGATTGCAAATGGTGTATATGGCTCTGGACCTGGACATAATGCTTTGGGCGATTGTATGCAGCTACAGAAGATTGAGAAGAATAAACTTAGGGCTATTGATAATGCTGCAGATCCGGCGATGGCATTTCCTGCTTCAATGAAGAAGCTTGACAGAATGCCAGGAGGACTAAATTTTTATCCTGATGGAACTGTACAGCAGGCTTATCCACTTGTAGACCCAAGAGCAAAGGCTTATGAAGGCATAGGAGCCTTGTCTCTGGAGAAACGGCAGTCGATATCTGAAACGTTCTATAATGATTTGTTTATGATGATTACATCTCAGGACGGACCGCAAATGACTGCGCGTGAGATTGCAGAGCGGCATGAAGAAAAGCTCCTGATGTTGTCCCCGGTACTTGAGCAAATGCACAATGAAGTTTTAGAACCTATGACGCTTCGCACTTTTGATATTTGTTTGAGACATGGGTTGTTTCCGCCTATGCCGGAGGAGATTGACAAAAGTGAATTAAAAGTATCTTTCATTTCTATCTTGGCCCAGGCTCAGAAAATGGTTGAAATACCTGCTATTGAGCGTACAGTTGGATTTGTTGGTAATCTTGCTGCTGCTCAGCCTGAAGTGCTTGATATCATCAATCTTGATGAAGCTGTACGAGGTTTCGCAGAATCTACCGGTGTCAAAGAAAAGATAGTGCGTGATGAAAACGAAGTAGCTGAACTTCGCAAACAACGTGCTCAGGCACAGCAGGAACAAATGCAAGCTGAACAGATGGCTGCTGCTGCGCCTGCTGTTAGGGATTATGCTGATGCGGCCAGGTTGATGAGTGAAACACCTGCTAATGGTGGCAATGCATTAGATCAATTGCTGGGAGGCGGGATTTAATGAAAAATAAAAAAATGAATATGCTTGCACAACAAGCGCTGGACGACTTGGACGTTATTATGCGGACCGAGAACGGACGGCGTTTTATTTATGCCATTTTGGAAAGCACAGAGGTCGAAACAGCGGTTTTTTCAGCTGAGCCATACTTCAATGCTTTCTTATCAGGTAAACGTGCTGTAGGCGTTGATTTGTTAAAGAATATCCGGATGCTGAACGATGGACATTCTTTAGAAATGCTGATGCGTAATGAAGCAGAGAGTGCTAGACACCCTCCTGATTTAGAAGATGATGACCTTTTTAAAGTAGATAACGACATAGCGGAGGTAAGACATGAATAAGTTTACACAAATGTTTTTTGAAGCAGATGGTGCTGGTGGAGGCGGTGAACCTGCTCCTTCCGGTGACCCTTTTGTAACAGAACCTGCTCCGGCAGTTGAGCCGAGTGGAGAGCCAACGCCTGCAGGTGACGGTGACCCTGCAACTACACCTAAAAATGTATTTGATGATCCTGTGCAAGAGCCTGCTGTTCCTGATAAATATGAGTTCAACCTACAGGAAGGGCTGGAGCTTTCGCCAGAACTGGAAGCTGATTTTACAGCGATTGCTAAAGATGCAAAGCTTACTCAGGAGCAGGCTACTAAGCTGATTGATTTGCATAGCAAAGTAGTTTTAGACGTTATGCATAAGCAGGAGGAAATTGTAGACGGTTGGACTGCTGAATGCCAAAAGCAGGGGCTTATTTCTCGTGAGAACATTGCTGCTGCTAAATTAGCTGTTAATACTTTTGGCGGTGGTGAGGCTATGCAGGTACTTGTAAATACAGGTGTAGCCAATCATCCGGCAATACAAAAAATGCTGCAAAACATTGGAGGCTTGCTTATGGAAGACCAACCGCCTGATGGGCAAGCACCTAAATCTAAGGAACTGGGCGACGCCGAGTTGTTTTTCCCCGGCGGCGGGTTCAAATAAAAATATTAAGGAGTGGTAAATAATGCCAGATTTGACAGGTTTCGCAACCCTTCAAGACTTTGCGTCTCGTCAAGGGTTCGACAAAAAGTATCAAAGAATTATTGAACTGCAAACCAAAACAAATAAGATTTTAAAAATTCTGCCGTTCAAAATGTGTAACTCTAAGGACTATGAGGAAGCTACATTGCGTTATTCTTTGCCGGAAGTAGCGTGGAGAATGATTAACCGCGGGACTAAGCCGAGCAAGTCTAAAACTAAGCAAGTATCTTTTACTTGCGGCGAGATGGAAGCGCTGGCTGAAATCGACGAAAAGCTTGCACGAAAGAATAATATGCAGGCTTCTTGGATGATGAGTGAGAATGCTGCTTTTCTTGAAGCAATGAACCAAGAAATGGCGACTACGCTTTTCTATGGCGATGAGAAGATCAACCCTGCAGGATTCACTGGTTTAGGCGCTTATTTTTACAGTAAGACCAATCAGGAAGATATTTGGGCAGACCAAATCATTGATTGCGGCGGCACAGGTGATAATCTTACTTCTGTATGGTTTGTAGGCTTCGGAGAGCAGCAGGTATACGGCTTGTTCCCAGAAGGCGACACCGCAGGCTTTACTCATGAATATTTGGGTAAACAAAAAGTAACAAATGATAAAGGCGAGGTATTCTTTGCTCATACCAATAAATATAATTGGTCCATGGGCCTTGCGGTTAAAGATCCTCGTTATGTTGTGCGTTTGGCAAATGTTGATTTAAAAGATCCTGCTACTACTACAATCTTCGACAAATTGATCGAGGGTTATTATCAGATTGAAAATCCTGATAATGTCAATTTGCAGATCTTCTGCAATAAGCAGTTTGAGGCTTTTATGGCTAAGGCTGCACGTAATGACAAAAATACTATGCTGTCTATTGATACAGTTGAAGGAAAACCTGTTGTTAATTTCTGGGGCGTTCCGTTCCAGCGTTGCGCAGCTATTCTGAATACTGAATCTCAGCTTGTTTAAAAAGGAGGAATATAAAATGGCACGTATTGATGCTCAATTATTGCTGTCTGAGAATCAGGCCGTTACCGGCGCAAACGCAAACAGCAATGTTATTGATTTAGGAAGTACAGGCGGGTTTATGCATCCGCTGTACTTTGACGTAAAACTGACCACACCAATGACTTCCGGCAAGATTACTAAGGTTAAAGTACAATCTGCTGCAACTGAGGGGTTTGATAGTCCTGCTGATGAGGTTGAGGTAAGTGTACCTGATTCTTTGATTCAAACAAGGGCTTGTACTGTGGCACAATTCTTTTCTCCAATCAAATATGGTAATCGTTATATTAGATTGGTTTACACAGCTAGTGAGGCTGTGGGCGGCAAGGTTTTTGCTTATATGACTGACGGCATCCAGGTAACTTTATAATGGCTACTTACAAAGTAAAGCGTAATTGTTTTACTTTGGGTCGTATGTATAGGCGTGATGATATTGTAACGCTTGCAGATAATATTAAGGTTCCTGAACATTTTGTGAAACTTAATAGACCAGCAGCAGTATCTTCCGGTAATGACGATCCGCGTTATCTCCAATATGAAGCAATGAACTTTAATGATTTAAAAGAATTGGCCAAAGAACAGGGAATAAAAACAAGTCAGAAATCCAGGGAAGCTATTATTAATGAATTAGTGGCACTGGCGCAAGATTAAATCAGCCGGGGGCATATGTCCCCGGCTTTCTTTATAACAGAGGTGAAATTATGGATAAGGTTGAGATTTGTAATATTGCACTTAATCATATAGGCGTAGCTACAATAGAACGACTTGACGAAGCCAGCGAACCGGCACGAGTATGCCGTCGCTGCTATGACTATGTTAGACAGGCCGTGTTAAGGAAATTCCCCTGGACATTTGCTACAAGAAGTGTACAGTTAGCTGCTCTTCAAGATGTGCCTCCTAACTGGAAGTATGCATATCGTTATCCTGCTGATGCAGTATGCCTGAGAATGATGTATAACGAGCATTTTTGTGGCTTGCCGAGGGATAACCAATATAAAATCGTTTTGGATAAACAGGGGAAAGCTATTTATACTAATATCGGCAATGCATGGATTGAATATACTGTAGATGTTACTGACGCAGATTTATATGATGCTCAATTTGTAGAAGCGTTTGGATGGAAGCTCGCTGCAGAAATTGCTTATGCGTTGACTGGCAAATTGGATTTAACGCAGATGTGTATCCAGGCTTATAACGCTTATTTTGCAGAAGCCAGCTCTACTGACGCTGATGAAGAACATTTGCTGGATCCGCACATTGACAGATTAGCGGCAGCAAGATTTACGGGGGCATAATTATGGCACTCTATCAATTAAAATCAAGTTTTGCCGGCGGTGAATTGTCGCCGTCTATGTATGGACGTACTGATATTGCTAAATATGACAGCGGAGCTGCTGTTTTAAGAAATTTTTTCGTTCTGCGTTATGGTGGCGCTGCTAATAGACCAGGCTTTAAGTTCATCGCGCAGACTTATAATAATAAAAAGGCTGTGCTAATACCATTTATGTACAGCACAGATCAAAATTATATTGTTGAAATTACTGCTGGCAGATGCCAGTTTTATACAAATGGTGGTATTGTTGTAAAAGAAGATGGCACACCATATAGCATAGAAAACTTTTTTACTGATAAAGATTTAGAAGATGCTGCAAAAATAAAATATACACAGAGTGCTGACGTGCTTTTCATTGTTCATCCTGCACATGCACCAATGACACTTACAAGATATGGAAGTTTAGATTGGCGCTTTGAGGCAATGGATATTACAGGCGGACCGTTTGATGCTTCAAAGTATAGTGAAGCAAGTGTAAGTATAAAAACACAATCGTGGACGGTCCCTGGATCGTATGTAGCAGATATACCATCTGACGCTAAAAATATAAGTCTAGAAATTGCAGGAGCAGGTGGTGGCGGAGGTGGTGGCGGTGGCATATCCGCTTCCGAGACAGGAGCTAATGGTGGTAGGGGAGAACTTGTTGTTACTACAATGAAGGTAAGTGGCGTTAGTTCGCTAAAAATTAAGGTTGGTCGAGGCGGATCGGGTGGATTAGTAGGGAAAAACACCGATAATTCAAAAGACGTTTCTAGTGTCTTTGGTGGAGACGGAGAAGCTTCTAGTGTAGAAAATGTTTTGGCAAGAGGTGGTACCGGTGGTGGATGTGCTTATTATTATTTAGATAGTGAAGGTTACGGACATCAAAGAAATGGAACTGCTGCAACATCTTATGGGAATGGTGGACTAGGGGGAGTTGGTGCATCAAGAAACAATAATGGTTCAGCTGGAGATAATGGATGGGTAAAAATATCTTATGGATTATCGCTTGGCGATAATACGACAGTTAATGCATCGAGCACAGATGGAAATATAACCTTGACGGCTTCTGATGATATTTTTGCTAAAAGTGATGAAGGGAGTCTTTTTTCCCTAACTCACTTTTTAGAAACAGATTATAAAAAGGGGATACCAAGCAGTACAGGCGGAAATTTGCAGGTTAGTGTATTACCGAAATCCAATGTCTATGTAGAAAGTTTTGGTTTTTGGGATGGTAATTTTAGTTTGGAAAAATATGATCCTGTTTCTTTGCAATGGGTAAATGTGAGAACACAGAGCGGGAACAGAAGCCAGAATTATAGCTTGACTGAGGAGAACACGTCTGAAAGTATTGCCAGTTACAGAGTTACTTCTACTGAATTTAATACAGGTGTTTGGAGCGGTGAAAACGAGAAGCAGAGAGGCTATATAACCATTCAAAGCATAGGGGGAGATTATACGGGGCATGTATTGATCACTGAATATGTTAGCCCTACAGTAGTGAAAGGGACTGTAAAAAAACAGTTGGCTTCTACAGATGAAACCCGCGATTTTGCTTTTGCTGCTTGGAATAATGAAAAAGGGTATCCTTCTGCAACAGGCTTTTATGAAGACCGGTTAGTATTTGCGGGAAGTAAAGGATTTCCGCAGACATTCTGGACAAGCAAAACAGGAGACTATTATAACTTTGGAACAAGCATACCGTCTGCCGATGATGATGGAATTACGGCCACTTTAAACGGTGGACAAATGAATGGCATTAAGGCAATTATAGCTTTTGGTGAAATGCTGCTGTTAACAGCCGGTGGAGAATTTAAAGTAAGCGGCGGCGGCAAAGCCATTACAGGAAGCAATGTTTTAAGTCAACCGCAGGAATATAGGGGTGTGTCAGATGTTAATCCTGTCACTATCGGCAGCAGGATTATTTATGTGCAGCACCAGGGCAATATCATACGTGACCTTGCTTACAGCTATGATGTTGATAAATATACCGGTGATGATTTAAATTTATTGGCTTCGCACTTGTTTGAAGGGCATAAAATAATATCTATGACCTATCAGCAGATACCTAACAGTATTGTTTGGTGTGTGCGTGATGATGGTTTGCTGTTAGGGCTTACCTACATAAAGGAACAGGATATCTACGCATGGCACCAGCATACCACGGCAGGCGGGAAGTTTGTTAGTGTATGTAATATCGGAGGGTCAACAGAAGATAAGTTATATGCAGTAATTGAGCGTGGCGGGCAGTATTATGTGGAAATAATGGAAAGCCGTGATAAAAGTACTAATGTAGAGGATCAGTTTTTCGTCGATAGTGGGATAACCTATGAAGGAGAGCCGACCGATGAAATATCAGGTCTTGAGCATTTAGAAGGGTATACTGTGGCTATATTGGCAGATGGAAATGTACTTCCTAAGCGAACTGTAGAAAACGGCAAGGTTCTTCTTGGAAATAAATATAAGAAGGTTCATGTAGGGCTGCCTATAGATGCGGAAATAAAAACACTGCCTATAGATTTTACAGCTCAAGATGGCACATATTTAAGTCGGAAGAAACGAATTGCTGCAGTTACATTATTACTTAAAGATAGCCGTGGTGGATTGTTTGGAATGAAGGAGAATGAATTAGATGAATTTAAATGGCGCAGTAATGAAGCCTATGGGGAACCGATTAGTTTGCAAACAGGTAAATTTAAAGTAACGATCAAGTCTGCTACTTATGATGAAACTCAGCAGATAACAATTAAACAGCCTGATCCGCTGCCGATGACTGTATTATCTTTGATTCCGGAAATAGAAGGGTAAGGTGTATTATGGCAAAGTATGAATTTGTAAAGCCCACAAGGGCAGATGCTGAGTATATAGCGGCTAATCTTAAGACAGATAATTACCGTGAACTATTTTGTGCTATTGGCCCTAACGCTCTTGAAGATATTTTAGATGGATTGAAGCACAGTGATGAAATCGGTTGCCTGCATATTGACGGTATACCCGCTGCTGTATATGGAGTGAGAAAAGCTTCGATAATGAGCGACGAGGGTCGCGTATGGCTGCTTATGACGAAGGAAACGGAGAACCATAAGGTATTTGTCGGAAGGCAGACTAAAAAGGCTGTAAGAGGGCTTTTAAAGAGATACGACAGGTTATATAACTGGGTCAACGTTGGAAATGATAATATAATGCGTTGGCTTAAATGGCTTGGCGCAGAAATACATGAACCAGCGCCGCATGGAGTTTATAATCTGCCGCATCACTTTTTTGAGTTTAGAAAGGATGATGAATAATGGGCGTAGCGGCAACAATAGGCGCCACTCTTTTGGGTGGCTTTATTTCGGGCAGAGCGCAGCAGCAGCAATATAACGCTGCCGCTCAACAGGCAGAGGTAAATGCTCAGATAGCGAATCAGAACGCAGATAAACTGCAGGAGCAGGCTGAAGAACAGTCTAAGTCAAATACTATCAATGAAGAAAATAAACGCCGGCGTATGAACGCTATGTTAAGCCAGCAGAGGGCTAATATAGGTGCTTCCGGTATAACAGCTTCAGGCAGTGCGGCAAACGCTTTAGTTGACAGTGCGTATAATATGGAAACAGAGCTTGCTATTGAACGCTATAATTCAAGGCAAGGCGTTGAGAATATTTTTCAGCAGTCTACCGACCTTGTTAATCAACGTGATATCTATAATCAAAATGCACGCAATTACCGTAAAGCCGGTAAGCGTGCACTTATGAATAATATGCTTATGAGTGGGTTATCCCTTGCAGGTAGTTTATACAGTCCTAAGAGCGCAGGAAAGCAAGGTGCTTCCTCGTATGGAAAAGGAAGTGACGGGTATGGATGGGGTAATAGTGGTAATATATCTTTAGGCGGTTATGATTCTAGTAAATGGAAAACTACTTATGGTACAAGCACAGGTTATAACTGGATTTAAGGAAAGAGTACCAAGAGAGTGGTAAGAGAGTGTTGCATTAGTACGAAATGTATTATATAATAAACAAAAAGAGATAGCTTGATATTGGCGTGTCAGCTCTCTCCTGAATAAGTTAAAACTTGAAGAAAAGGCCGACTACACCGTTAGTGGGTCTTTTGTCTTATATAAGTAAAATTATTTACTTTTAGACAAAATGATAGCAACGAGTGTACCAAAGGTTACCATCAAAGATAATGCTTCGTATACAGTCATGCTATCACCTCCCTTTACAGGGAGAGAATCCGACTATCAAACTATCTCGGACAACATTATAACACACCTTTAAGCGCTTAACAATTTGTTAAAGCGCTTTTTCTATACCCAAAAGGAGGCTAGAATATGGCAATCGACATTTTCCAAGTAGGTGCGCAGTTAGGAGCGCCGGCAAGTAAAGTATCTAATGTCCGCTATGATAACAGCGGTCAGCAGGCTGTTGCAAGAGAATCATCCCAGACCGGTAGAATTATTCAGGCCGGTGTTGAGCAGGTAAGAGAGCAGATCATAAGAACCGACATTCTGCAGGCTAATAATGAGTATGTAAAACGTACTAACGATCTAAGAATGCAGTTGATGCAGAAAAAAGAAAAAGGTGCTCTTGACATTGTCGGTGAGTATGAAGCTGGTGAAAGAAAGATCCGCAGCGAGCTTATGGCTCAAAGTCCTCAAAGCGTAAAGTACGGCAAAGGTGCTATGTTATTTGATTACAGCACCCAGCAAACTGATAATGCTAATCGCAGGGTTTTGGGGCAATACAGAGCGCAGCAGTTTGAAGCCTGGCAGAATACTACTTATGAAAACAATCAAAATCAGATTACGACAACGCTAATGCAAAATCCAAATGATCCTCAAGCTTTGAAAGATGCTGTTAACAAAACAATCTTTAGTGTTGAAGATATATTTGGAACATATGGTGAAGAACGTGTTGAATTGGAAACTAACAAAGCGCTTGGTAGACTGGGTACAGCAGTAATTGAACAGGCTATAGTTAACCAAGACTACACAGAAAGCAAAAGACTTGTGCGATATTTTAATGATGTTTTGACACCTGATCAGCGTAATTCTTTTAATGATACAATTAATCAGAAAGAGAAACTCGAAGACAACTATATAATGGCGAAGCAGCTTCTTGAACAGTTTGGCAGCGATGAAGAAGGTGCCAGGGCATTTATTGATAATATGGGAAAATCTTCTGCTGATGGTATGTGGTCAACAGAGGGATCTACATGGATCAAAAAGAATGGAGTTTCTCTAGAAGGAACACAATATGTAACTCGTAATGGTATTGCTGATTTAGGGGAATATTACAAAAAAATAACTGGTGAACCTTTATTAATAACAAGTGGCACCGACAGCGGAAATTTACATGTTCAAGGCGAGCGTAGCCACGGTGGAGGATGGAAAGTCGATGTTGCAAGTGATTGGTTGGAGAATCCCGAAAATCGAGCTAAATTTATACAGTATGCTGAAAGCAAAGGAATTCACGTAATTGATGAATATAGTAACCCTTCTGCAAAATCTACGGCAGGGCATTTAGATTTAGACTTTACTGACTACAAAGACGGTGACGACAGTAGAAGAATAATATCCTTTAAGGATCGAGAATCGATGTTTAAAATGTATAAAAATATGAAATCCGATAGGGAGAATCGGATCAAAGCGCAGAATGATTTATTCTATAAAAACGTTAATGAAAAAATCTATACTATGCATCAACAAGGTGTGCCTTATGAATCGGTAATTGATTGGATAAAAACCACTGCTGGCGCAAATGTTGAAGCTGGAAAGAAAATGATAACCGCAGTGGACTATTTTTATGGTTCTAATAATAGAAAAGTAAGTGATGCCGAAATGAGTATTTTGAAATCTAGGCTTGCAGCAGGAACGTTTCCTGATTATGAATCTTTAATGCAGACATGCGATGAATTGCATTTATCGGCAGATCAAAAATATATCATGCAGGAGGAATATTCTAAATTTAAAGAAGGGAAAGGAATGTATAGGCATGAGTTAAATGGTTATATTGAAAACAGCATTAAAGGAAAAGAAACAAAGGTAAAAAAAGCTATGTGGACAGGAGTAGAGATTCTTTTGCAAAGTTGGATTAATGAGGAAACAGCACGGAGAGGTCGTGAGCCAGCAGTATATGAAATAATAGAAAAGGGAAAAGAGTTCATGGTTAAACAGCCGCTCGGCAATGTTATTGACAAAGATTCGTGGTTAGGTTGGAGGACTGAAGTTAGCTATTCACCTGCAACTTTGGCAATGGCAGGAATTAAAGAGATTCAGCAGGCTGATGATTATTATTTCAGGGTTGTTATGAAAAATGGCGAGATAAAAGTAGTTGATCCTGATGAATTAAAAGAGATAGTAGGTGAATAAGATGCCATTTAATGAAGAAGAGTTAAATAGGGTCACATCAGAAATAAAAAATAGAGTAAATCTCAATATTTATCAACGCAATGATGTTGGTGAGTATGTCCGTACAAAAGATGACTATAACTATGCTTTTTTGCAAGACGATACAAAGTATTCCGAGGAATGGAAAACGGCTACCTCATTATGGAATGGTATTAAAGGGGCAGCGCGAAATATTGCTAATTATGGAATTGCACTAGGGAAATTTAATGAGAGTGCAGCACAAGACGAACAAACCTTAGGAATTAATATGCCGTTAGCATTCAGAGCGTTATATACTGCAGGAAATGTACTTGGCAGTACTGGTAGAGAGAAAGTTGTGTCTTTAGAAGAAGTTGCAAAATCTCCTTTGTTACAAAGAACGCCTGTTAAAGGTGATACTGCGCTTGGGCAGTTTGGACTTGATGTGGCGGAAGCTGCACCATCAACTATTGCTCAATTTGGTCTTGCGTTAGCTGGTGCACCTGTTGTAGCTACAACCTTTATGGGATCACAAATAGCTGGTAGTCAGTATGAACGGTTAAATGCAGAAGGCGTAAAATTTGAAGATATGAAATTGCCTTTAATTACAAATGTTATAGGCCAAGTCATATTAGAAAAAACAGGTATGGAAAAAGTCCTTGATAAAGTTCCTGGCGGAAAAGGGTACATTCAAAAATTTACCGAGATAATTAAACGCGGCGTAGAGGAAGGGTTTACAGAAGCGTTGCAGGAGTTCCCCGAAGGAGTAAGCGATATTATAGCGAAGAATCCAAATGCCAGCATTGGAGAACTTACTGATAAAATAATTAAAGCTTTCCCTGAAATGTCTAAAGATGCTATTTATTCTGGTTTAATTGGTGGTGTGTTTGGTGCTGGTTTTGGCGGGGTGAAAGTTCTAACTGACAATATCAATAAACACGTTGATAAAGAAATACATAAAGAGCGGCTTAATATGCTTGAAGAAGGTGCAGAGCGAATCAAAAAAAGCGGAGCGGAGCCTGCTTATGCAGCGTCTGTAGTAAATGCCAATTTGCAAGGCGAATTTGTTCAGGTGGACGGCGAGACTTTGTATCAGTATGCTCAGACACAAAATATTAATAATGTCGCAGAAACGCTTGGATTAGAACAAGAAGATATTGTCCAAGCAGCAAAGTCGGGACAGACCATAGATATTTTAGTAGGAAACTTTGAAGCAATGGTAGCAAAGAATGCAGATTTTATGAATGCTGTCAAAGATGGTATAACATTTGAAGATGATGGTTATTCAGTGAATAATGAGCGTCTGCAAAAAGAGATAGCTAAGGAATATCAGAAAGCAAAATATAATTTAGATGAATTTGAAAATTGGAAAACCGAAAAGGTAAACGAACTTCGACAGATTGGGGCAACAAAACAAGAAGCATTACAAGCGATGGTGTTGTTGGAAAGTGCCGCAAGAACTCAATATCCTGATGACCCTATGCAGTATTTTAGGGATAACCCTGTAAGCTTCAAGCGTTTTGTCAGTACGCCTAAGGGCCGATATATGCAAACTAAAAGCGCTAACGAAAAATTGCTTGAGGATGAAAATAACTTCGCTGCTAATATTGATAAGTTTATATCAGGAAAATTGGTAGATAAAACTATTAGAGTAATGCAGACACCTCTTGCGTTAGAAGTTGCTGGTGCTAAAATATTGCCGGTAGATATGTCTGTTGAAAATCTTGATAAAGTTTTAAATGGAAAACATAAAAGTGATATGTCTGCTGATATAGTGAAGCAGATACCTAGGGCATTAACTGATCCCTTAATGATATTTGATACCTATGATGGTAAGAATGGTGCAAAAAGAAAAATAGTTGCTCTAGATTTAAAATCTAAAAATGGAGCAACCATTGTAGTGCCTTTTGAGCTTGAAGTAGATAATAAAAGCAATAAATATGTTATGAACGAAATTATAAGCGCATATGGTAAGACTGACAATAAGACAGGCGAACCACGCTATGAATGGTTTGCTAAGCAAATTGAAAACGGAAAATTAAGATACATCAATAAAGAAAAAACCGCTAAACTGATTGAAAACGAGAAGCCCGAATGGCTCATGCCGTTTTCAACAGATAGCGGTTTTGTTAAGACTGACAAGTTGTTACAATCTCCTAGCAGCGATTCCGCTAGCAAAGGCAACAACCTTGGCAGTCTTCTTAATAATAGTATACCAGATGAAAATGCACTCCGCAAGAGACGAGAAGAAATGCAGGGATACTACCAGGCCGAAGGGAAAACTAAAGGTGCTATCACCTGGGACGAAGAAGGTAAAGCAATTATCAGCCTGTTTGAAGGGGCCAATGCTAGTACTGTTATTCACGAGGCGTTGGGACACTATTTGTCAGTGAATATTATGAGGCGCAGTAAGCTTCCTACCGCAACAGAACAGATGCGTAAAGATAGGCAGACACTCCTTGAATATGCAGAAAGCAGTGAAGAAGAATGGGCTGAACTTGATAAATATGATGGTGATCTTACCAAAGAGCAGTTTGACCGCAAAACAGCAATTTATGAACGTTGGGCAACTGGGGCGGAACAGTATTTTATGTTGGGTATTGCACCAAGTAAAGACTTGCGACGGATATTTGCAAACTGGAAAAAGTGGCTACTTGGTATTTATAAATCGATCAAAGATTTTGTTGATGCTAATAAAGAATATGCAAAGGAGATTACTCCGGAGGTAAGAGCAGTATTTGACAGAGCGCTTGCAAGTGAGGAGGCTATCATAGAGCAACAAAAGCTAGACGGATATTTTGCCAAGCTTCCTGCTACTATTATAGATGCCCTTTCCGAGAAGTCTAAAATACAACTTGCTAAAACAATAGAAAATGCCTATGATAAAGCTGTTGAAAGCTTGACGAAAGAGAGCCTTAAAAATTTCACTAAAGAACGTAGTGCGGAAATAAAGGCATACAGAGATAAAGTTACTCCTTCGATTAAAGAAAATGTTCAAGGTCAAAAACTTTATTTAGCGGAAAGACAAATGATCGAAACATTAGGAGAAAAAAGTGCTGCTACAGCTGCGCGAAAATATCAAGAGCTAATTGGTAGAGCAAAGAACTCCGAAGAAGTACTGACCGATAAAGAACAGGAATATATGTTATTGTTTTCTGCAGTGGCAGAGCAAAATGAATATGCTAGTGGAGAAGACTTTGCAAAATCTGTTCTTGTAAATCCTACGGAAGCACAGGCTATAAAAAATGCTGTTGATAAAGTTGTTAATGAGAAGTACCCTGACATAGTGCTTGAAAGACAGGTAGCTGAACTTGCGACTAAGGAAGCTTTCTATAGTGATGAAAGTGGATTGGTTCTAGGGGTTGAACAGCAAATCATTGAAGATGCTGCGGCTGGCATTCTCGCCAAACAGCGTAGCACAGAAACTAAAATGAAACTAGCTAAAGCACGTAGGCAACAAGCTATTAATGCTGCAGTTGAAATGATTGATAATATGTCAATAAAAGATTCAGTAAGAGTGCAAAAATTTATTGTTGCAGAGCGTAACGCCGCAGCTAAAGCTGCTGTTGCTGTAAGAGATGGAGATATGGAAACAGCCTTAACTCAGAAACGTTTACAGGCATTAAACCATGCTCTGGTTATGGAAAGTATGAAAACTAGACTTGCTGTAGATAAGGCGGGAAGAGCTTTAAAAAGGGCTAAGAACGCAAAAAAAGAAACTTGGGTTAATGATGACCATCTGTCTCAAGCAGGAGCATTGTTTGCAAGAATGGGTATAAAGTTAAAAGGATACGATCCGGCTAATAAAAAAATGACGCTTGAACAATACGTTAATGCTATGAATAAGTTTTTAGGAAACGCTGATATTGCTGAGTGGCTATTCGATGAAACTGTTGACATTTCTAATCCTACTGCATTAACGCGCAATCAATACTTTGATGTGGTTGACGCTATAAAAAATATCCGGGCTCTGGCAAAACAGGAAAAAGGCGTAGGCCTATTAGAAACTAAAAAGGATTTTAATGAATTCAAGGAAGAAACGTTATTGCACCTTCAAAAACTGAAAACAACTGAAAAGCTTGTTCCAGGAGAAAACGCAAAAGTAAACCTGATTAAAAAAGGAATAGCTCAAGGGTTAACATCCGACAGCATATATGAAATTCTCGACAAAGGGAAGCAAGGATTCTTTTACAATATGCTTTATCTTCCGCTAAAGCATAAGCTTGACCTTGAAAGCGTTGACTTGGCTTATTTAGCAAATAAGTTTGAAATTGCGTCTAAACGTTGGAAAGAAGCTGTTGGTGATGTCTATGCAAAGGTAAGTTATTCAGAATTAGGCACAGATATAGATGGTGAACCATTAAAGATTGACAGAACAAATCTTGTCAAAATGCTTGTGTATTCAGGAACTCAGGAGAGTTTTAGGAGATTGTGTGATACTCCACCGATTGGGCTTGAAAATTCGCCATTATGGGTAAGGGCGTCTGAGACTGTATCTGATGAAGTTGCAAGGAAAACTACTGCAGAAAACATTCTTAGATTTCTTAGCAATAACTTAACAAGCCAGGATGTAGTTATGGCACAAGAGTTAATAAATATCGCAGAATATAAATGGTCGGAAAAAGCGGAGAATGAACGACAGACTAAAGGCTTTACTCCTAAAAAACAGGAAGCGACACCTAGGGAACTTATTCTTGCAGACGGTAATATTGTGATATTTAGAGGAGGATATTTCCCGCTCGTTAGAGATATAAGGGGAGGAAGTACTCCAGCAGGCAATACGCCGTTTACTGAAACAAATGAACCTCAGTTAAAATATGGTATGCATACTAATACCGGAAGCATGAAAGCAAGAACAGTAGGAGCAAAATACCCTGTTGATCTTACATTGGATGCAGGGATAAGAGAGATTAATGCGTCCATCCATGACTTGCATTTTAGAAAAGTTATTCAGGGTGCTAACCGTATATTTAATGATAAAGATATAACAGGTCTTATGAGAGCTAAGCTTGGCACAGCAACTTTTAAAGCACTAAAAGAGCAAATAGATGTGACTGCTAGGCCTGAAGGTATGTATAATACTTCGGCAGCTGAAACATTTATAGGAGATGTAGCAGATAAACTGCGTGGTAAGGTTATTCCTTATATGATTGGTATGAGCCTTAAGATAAATACCCAGAATCTTGCTAATATAGCGCTTTATGGTAACACTGTTGAAGGATATGGCCATATAGAGGCGTTACAGGACTTTATTACTAATGGAATTATGTTAGGCTGCAACTCGCCACGAGCAGCAAGAGAAATGTGGAATACTGTACAGGAACTGTCGCCAATGATGGCTGAAAGATTCAAAGGCACTGATTTTACAACAAGGGAGCTGATGGAAAACAATAAATTGGATGGCATGACAAAAAAAGTATTGGAATGGTCTAATATGTCAATGGCATTTACAGATGGTTTGACAGCAATGCCAATATGGTACGGCGCATATACACGACAGATGAATAGAGGAAAAACTCAACAGGAAGCCATAGACTATGCGGATAGCATTATTAGAAAAACAATGGGTTCTACAAGAGCGACAGATGTTTCTTCTATGGTAAGAACTAAAGGAGCTACAAAAATATTTTTCATGTTTCAAACTTTTTTCAACACACAATTCAACCAATGGTATGCTACATTTAAACGTCAGGAAATAAACTTTTCGGACAAGGCATATAAAAAGATGGCGAAAGAAATAACTAGTTTTGTCTTTGGAAAATGGGTTACATTTACGTTGTTTTCACTTCTTCTTGCTGGAGAAAATCCATTTGTTGATGATGATGATGACGATTACAATGATTTCCTGTCAGAACTGTTTTCTTATCCGTTTACATTAGGAGGGCCAATAGGGCAGGGAGTAAATTTTGGAGTAAGGAGAATGTTTGATATGCAGACTTTCCCATATCGCATCTCTCCGATAGAGTCTTCGTTGAATACAGTATTTACTTCTACTTCGACTATTGGTGAAGTGGTTAGAGGTGAAAAAGAAAACGAAGAGCTTGTTGAGCCGGTTGTTAATTTAGCTCTTCTCTATAAAGGGTTGCCGAGCCAACTTAGCAAATGGTTCTTTAATGCTTGGGATATTTTATACGGTGACATGACACCGAGAACCGAGGATTTGTTCCGACGTAGACCCAAAAAAGAACGTGATGAATAAAAACAACCCCCTCAAATTCGAGGGGGTTATACTTAAATTAACCCGATGTGCTGAAACCAGTTGCCCAGGATAGACATGGCAAGAAGAACTAAATAAACAGTTAAAATGTTTTTGTGGATTGACGAAAAATCGGCTTTCCTTGAGTAAATAAAGTATGGCATAAAAAAAACAGCGGTAAATATATAATGAAATGTAGTATCATCTAACCCCAATATGGATAAATTCATAAAAAGAATAGATGCTGAAAGTGAAAAATTAAGCAATTTGGTTTCCACGATGTTTTCCTTCTTTCGTTTTTCACAATTATATCACATTTATAAACTATATGGTATAATATAAAAAGTATTTACTATCGTGGAAAGAAGAGCTGTGTATGATTGCAGAATTTAAAAATAAAATATTTTGTTTGCTGTCTAAAAATAAAATATCTATAATTAGTGCATTAGTTATATCGGCTGTTGTAGGTTTATATTATTTTCCTGTTGCTCATAAAATTCTAACAGAAAATACTAATTTCTTTTCATCATTAGGAGCTATAGCAACAGGTATTTCGCTTATTTTCGTTGCAGTGCAGGTTTATTATATAAAGTTAGAAAATGAAACAAGAAATAAACAACTTGCTCAAGAAAATGCTTTTGAAATGGCTAAATTATATGCTACTGATATCCTTATGGAATTACATGCTTTTAATTCATATTTACAAAAAATAGGATTCATTGATGAAATTCTATTTTTAAATAACGAAAAAATAATAAGATTTGATAAAAAAGAGATGGATGGTTTATTTGGCGAAGAAAGAAGAGAATGTCTTATTAATATTTTTCGGAAAAAAGTACAACCTGAAATTTATATAGAAGTTCTTACAATAGGATATAATTTATCTGAAATTGATTTGTATTTAAAGTTTTATGAGTTTAAAAATAAATCAAACGATCTTACAGTAGAATCTATAAATGAATTATGGATTAATGATCTTTACTTTAAAACTGTTTCTATGATGGATAAAGTTTTAAATAAATTGGAATATTTGTGTATGTATTTTAATAATAATCTTGCTGAAAGCGACTATGTATACCCTTCATTACATCAAACATTTTTAGAATATGTAAAAAATCTGTATTTTTTTATAGCTATTAGAAATGATGATCCTGCAAGAAAATATTATACAGAAATTATAAAACTTTATAATAAGTGGTATAATCAAGAGAAAAAGTATAGAAGAGATAATAATTGTTAAAAAAATAAAGAGCGGATTTCCGCTCTTTATTTTTTTTCTTTATTATCATTGTTTTTGCAATTAGTATCTTCGGTTTTATTATTATTTGTATTTTGGAATGAGTTAAACTCAGGTAAAAGTACATTTTTTTTACCTTCTAACAATCCACATGTTCCAGTCCACATATATACCACCTCTATACTATTATATAACTGTTGTTGTTTTTATCTATTATTATACTACTAAAATTATAATAGTTTGTCAATTTAGTTTAGTTATTTAACCTTACTTTAGATTAAGAAAAAATTTTAAAAAGTTTCCGACAAAATGCCATTTAACAAGAGTTAAAATAGTAATGTAAGGTTATTGGATATGAGAGCAGAGGCGATGTAAAAAAATTAAAAATGTATCCGACAAAACCACTATAAAAATGAGTTAAAATAGTATCATAAAGTTAGTTAGAACTTAATAGAAAGCGCTTACTTCGGTAGGCGCTTTTTTATTTGGAAGGAGAGACGATTTATGGAAAATTTAGTGCAAATCATTGACAGGCAGGTAGTTGTTTCTAGTCGGCAGGTGGCGGAGCATTTTGGGAAACGTCATTCTGATGTAATAAAGCTGTTGAAAAACATATCTTGGATTTGCAGGCAACCGGCGTAAAAGTTCGTTGGTTTGATGAACACCAGTACATAGAACAGGAGTGAAATTATGGATAAAGAGGCTATCATACAAGACCAAATAAATTTACTGTTGGAGGAGCAGAAGAAGGCTGCATCTTTGGACGAGAAGTTAAAGATAGCATCAACCATAGCCAGTATGTTAAATGCTACTGTGGTTAAAGATGCTCCGGCCTCAGCAAAAATATAGGGGGCGAGCATATGACGGTACAGAATACGACAGTTAAAGATATTTATGTTGGTAATGGAGCGACAACGAAATTCCCAATAACATTTCAGATGACGGATCATCCTGAATATATAAAAGTATATATTACAGGTGATGATAGCGTTGCCGTAGAAACGGAGAATTTTTCTGTTGATCTTGGAGCTAAAACAGTTACTTATCCAGCTAATGGCGATCCGCTGCCTGATGGTCATAAAATAACTATTTATCGTGAGCTGCCATTGTATCAGCTAATGAATCTGGTTAATCAAGGTCCGTTTTTTGCAGAGAATATTGAATTGTCTTTTGACGATCTAACTTTTATATGTCAGCAATTAAATGAAAAATTGAATAGAACATTATCTGCTGGTGTTGATGTAAATAATTTTAATAATACTTTTCCGGTAAAGGCTGGAATGAGTTTTAGAATCAATGATGCTGGTGATGGGCTTGTACTGACGGAGGACCCTGCTAGGGTGTTACCTTTAGCTAAAGATGTATTAGAGCAAACGAAACAGGTCAAAGAGAGCGCCGTTAACGAAACAACAAATATTAAAAATACTGCAATCGAAGAACTGACCGCTATAAAGGATGCTGCAGTAAATGAGACTACGGAAATAAAGGACGAAGCTGTTGCTGCTAAAAATACCGCTGTTGAAGCTGCGGCTACTGCGGCAGAAGATGCTGCGCAGAAAACAGTTGAGAATATTACTGCTGAAATAGATAGTAAAGTCGCTGCTGCCGAGGATTCTAAAAAGGCTGCGGCTCAATCTGCTTCAAGCGCTGCGGATAGTATGGCGGCTGCGCAAACTTCAAAAGAAGCTGCAGAAGCAAGTGCTAACAGCGCTGCTAGCTCAGCAACTACAGCTACAGAGCAGGCAGACAGAGCGCAGGGTATTGCTGATAGCATAGAAGGTTTAGCTGGTATTACTGGTATAGCGACAACAGATGAAGCCATTGCTGGTGTAGTTGATAACAAAGCAATGACGCCATTAAAGACAAAAGAGGCTGTCGCGGCACAGGTTCAAAAAATAATAGAAGAACCATTACAAAACAAAGCAGACCTTGTAGATGGAAAAGTACCAACAAATCAACTTCCTGAAATGGATTATGTGCCCAATAGCGAAGTCGGCAATGCTGCAAATAAAATACCCAAATACAATGCATCTGGACATTTAGTATTACCAAATGGTGCTGAATTTTGGATAGGGTGATATTATGGCAGAATTAGCAAAGAAATTGAATTTTAAAAAAGATGGCGTGCAACAAATTGCAAAGGCTTACTCAACAACGGCCGAGGCTGGGGCTGAGTATATTGAAAACAAAATCGACGGCGTAAAGTGTTATGTTGCCGTTGGCGACCCGGCAGACAGCAGGGCGATTGTGGGAAAGATCAAGAAAAGCAGTACAGCCGCAGAAAGGGCTATATTGAACAGTGGCAAACCAGCTTATACCGAGATGTCATGGACAACGCCAGGAACATATACCTTTACTGTTCCAGCAGGTGTAACTCGCATACGGGTTGCTTGTTGCGGCGGCGGTGGTGGTTGTTGCTATATGTCCAAAGACACTGACGATAGAAATGCCTATCATTATACTGCTAACACAGGTAGCAACTCAACTTTTGGTTCGCTGATTTCGGCTGCTGGTGGCAGTGGTGGAAGCGTATATTGCCATACAGCTTCGGACGTTACTAATTCTTATGGTGGGTTAGGTGGTTCGCCTAATGGTAATGCTGGTAATTATGTTTATTATGTTGGGTATGACCATACAAAACTTACTTCGTCGGGTGGTTCAGGCTTCTCTTTGAGCTTTAGTAGAACCATTTCTGCAGGCGGTTATGGGAACGGCGGTTATGCTTTCACATCTTCGCATAATTCTAGCGAGACGGGTGAGTTTATTGTTAATGCGGGTGGTGGTTCTGGTGGATACAATACCGGTTATTTTAATGTAACTGCTGGATCTACATATTCTGTTGTAGTAGGGACGGCTGCTAATAATTATAATCCAAAATGGACTGCATACCAAAGAACTAGCTACCCTGCAAAGTCGGGGTTCTTACTAATTGCTTTTGGAGGTGATATTTAATGTCTAAAAATCGTTTTGCACAACCATTGTACGGCAAGATAATTTATATTTATGAAACTAATTTAACAATGGAGCAGTTACCTACTATTTTCGATCCGTCTACCTATTGGATTGATGTAACAGGTTTAGACTGCGAAGTAGGTTATTTAGTTAGTTTCAAAGAAGGCGTAGGGCTTGTTTTAACGCCACCGCTTAACGAAGAATATACATTTGAAGAGTTAAAGGCCCAAAAGCTTGAACTTGTTAACGCATGGACAGCAGATAAAATTACTGGCGGGTTTACTTCTCGATGCACCGGTAGCCCTGTGAGGTATGATAGCGACAGAGATACTCAGCTTACGATGCAGGGAATTGCACTGAATGTCAGCACAGAACGTTTTGCAAACGAATATCCGTTAGGATGTCCAGTCCGGGGCTATAAAGAAGGGGAAACTGAAAAAACAATACAGTATCTTAACGCTACTCAGGTATATACCTGGTGTGCTGATTTATCGTCTCATATAGGTGCTTGCAAGCAGCAAGGATGGATTAAACAGGCACAAGTAGAGGCGGCGTTAAGCAAAGAGGATTTGGACGCTATTATATTAGATTAGGCGGTGCAAAGATGGTTGAAATGGCAATGGCCTCAATAACAATCTTTAGCTTTTTATTTGGCATAGTAGGTTTTGTATTTAAGATTTGGATAATAAATCCTTTGTCTACGGCGATAGAGAACCTGCAAAAGACTGTTGACGCTTTAGCTAAGACTATTAATAGGGAGCAAGAACGTACAACAGATTTAAAAATAAAATTTGCTGAGATTGATCAGAGGGCAAAATCTGCACATAACAGAATTGACGAAGTTGGTGAACGGTTATTGCTGGTAGAAAACAAATGTAATAACTGTTCATGTAAGGATAAGTGATATTTATGTTTGAGAAAATAAAAAACTTAATAGTGAGTGCCAGAAACAAAGTAGCCTCAATGTCGCCAAAAATAATGGCTGTCATTGTAGGCTATTTTATTGCAGTCGTTTTGCTGGTACTGACCTATTACGCTGCGTGGATGTATATGTGGTTGTGGTTGGATAAGATTGTTATGTCTGATCTTCTAGCACTGATAAGAGAGGTTATAGGACCGGCTATGGTTGCATTTGTCACTTTCATAGCTACGAGTTTAGTAGATAAAAACGGGGACGGTGTCCCTGATAAATTTGAACAGGAGGCAGAGAATAATGGGGGCAGTAACAAAAAGAATCACTTTAGATGAGCTACGGCAGTTAGCAGCAAGGGCTAGAGGTAATATTGATAAGATCTATCTACATTGGTCAGCTGGTAATTATCACCAGTTTTTTAGTGACTATCACCTAAACATTGACAGCGACGGCGCTGTTATGGCGACAACCGATGATTTAACTGAATATAAGGCTCATACATGGCGGCGCAATTCTAGAGCTATTGGTATTGCTTTAGCGTGCTGTGTAGATGCTGTAGCCTATGCTGATGGGCATATCGACTTTGGCAACGTGCCACCGACAGAGTTACAGATAGATAGTATGGCGAAAGTTGTAGCTGTACTGTGTGAGGAACTTGAATTGGACATTAATGCCGATATCGTAATGACACATGCAGAAGCAGCAGACTTAGACGACTATGGCCCGGCAACTACTTTTGAACGCTGGGACTTGTGGAAATTGCCAGATGTGCCAGGCGACGGAGAACTGAAACCAGGCGGTGATGTTATTCGCGGTAAGGCTATCTGGTGGCATCATAATTGGTAAAGATTGTATAAGGAGGTGACTAATATGGAAAAACAGTGTATTTTGATTTGGGCTGGTATTGCTCTTGCGATTCTGGTAGGGTGCATTACTTATTACAATCTGTAAGATAAAACCCAGCCACAGAATTAGCCTGTGCGTTGTTTTATCTCTAAAACACTAGAAAATCTAAGTGGGAGTATAGAAAACGGCGCACAGGTTGATTATATTGAAAATAGAACTATCTTAATGATAATGAAATAGAATTTAATTTGAAAGAAGGGCAGAAAGTGAATGAAGAAAAACAAATCAGGTATAGCAAGTATCTTATTATTAGTTTTGCCCTTATTGCTGTGCTTATCATTTTCTTTGAATTGTTTTGCGGAGGAACTTCCGGAAACAATAATGATGTCCAGGGAACAGTTCAACGAATTGCAGACGATAATAAACAGACAGGAAAATCTGTTGATAGGGCTATCGAACACGTTGGAACTGCAGCAGATGAACTCGAACGAGCTGAAGAAGCTAATCGAAGAGCAGCGTTTATCTTATCAGAAGATAAGGAGCGAGCTAATGCTTGCGCAGGAATCATTGTCGAACTCCAAAAAAACAATAGCAGAGCAAAACAAATCCTTGCAGACGTTGAGCTCTCAAATAAAACAAGAAAAGTCAAGAAGTGAATTAAAGCAGAGACAGAAGGCCTTTTGGGGATTTGCAGGAGGGGTATTAGTAGGAGCTATAGCAGCGAGCAGGTGATTATATGGATACTTGCCGTTTGCAGGCAAGAGATTGGCTTTCGCAGTCCACACGAAAGGAATTTGAAGCAATCATTTCAGAAGCCAAACTAACGCCGCGGCAAATAGAAATTATAGAACTCAAATTTATTCACGATCTTAAAAACTATCAAATAGCAATGAAAATAGATACGTCAGTGCAAACGGTCGAAAGAGATCTGCAGCAGGCGTATAATTCAGTTAAGAGAGCATTAAAGGCAGTCACATAATAGTTGTGGCTGCCTTATTTTTTATGCCTATATTAGGGAATTATGAGGGAATGTTGACGGATTATAAGAGCTGATTTAACGGATAATATAGTTAAGATAAATGAACGGAGGCAAGACTATGAGTGGCAATATGAATTTAGGAATTACAAGCAGTTCTGTACTTACTACATATCCACAAACGATGACTTGCATTGTAGATGGAACAAATATTATTCAGGTTGATTTTTATGGGAACAGGCAGAAGATTGGAGTTACTCAAAATGCGTATGATGAGTTAGAAAAAATCAGTAATGAATATTATAACAAGCTTGTTGAACTTAAAGTAATTACCCAACCTAAAACACCAGAACAGCAGATGCAGGAGCAAACGGAACTTATGGCAGATATGCTGAAAGAAATGCAGAATATGAAGCGTGAAATCGAGGTGCTTAAAAATGATCAATCCACAAGCTGTAGCACAAATGCTGAGACTAAACCAGCAGGACACGAACCGCCTTGCGGAAGCATGGGCGACGGCGATGAATGTAGCGAACAAGGTTAATAGTAAGGGTGATGCGCTAAACGCTTTGGCTAAGAATGGTGTTAGTTCAGACATTGTTACTAAGGTCAATGGATATTTAAATAATCCTATGGCTGGATTTATTGCTAAGGCTGCTGGTGTAGATCTTAACAAAGTAAAAAATATAGTCGGTGATTTACAGGGAACCGGCGGAACTGTTCAGCCTGATATTAATCAAGGGCAACAGCCAAATGATAATTTAGCAAGGTTACGTGCAGGGTTACAACAGCTTAAACGCTGATGTGATAAATAAAATATCAAGAAAGGAGTTGTTTGCAGATGGACGAAAAATATTATGGCGGTTTTAACACTTGGGGGATTGCTATCTTCTTGATTATCCTGTTTGCTGCTTTTTTAGGCAATCGTGGTGGTTGGAACAATAACGGTGCTGCTCCTGCATATGGTTGCAATGCTGTATCTAATTGCCAGGTAGAAAAACAGGGAATCATCGACAGCGCGCGTACTCAATATTTGATTGAGAATACTGCTCGTCAAACCCAAGAGCAAACTATGGCTGGCTTCTCTGCACTCGGTACGAAGATTGACTTTTATGAGTATCAAAACCTGCGTGATCAACTTGCTCAGGAACGTACGAAAAATGTCGTTCTGGAAAACCGCGTATACAGTGATGCTAAATTCAACGCTGTAGAAGCTCAACTGGCTTCTATCTCTTGCCGTATGCTTCCGAAACCTGAGGTTACTGGTATTGGCGCAGTTTGCCCGAATGCCGGCATTATCAATGGTTTGGGCATTAATAGCTTGAACGGCGGTTGCAACATGGTTTAAAGGGGTTTAAAAGTAAGGCTCCGTCGTAAGACGTGATACAGGGCGGAGAAATCCGCCCTATTTTTTTATAGGAGATGATAATATGTGTGGAAATAATGGATGTAAAGTATGTCCTAATTTAGTTGCCAGTACTGAGGTGGCAGTTGCTGCTAATGAATTGCAAATTACAATTCCAGCGATGACAATAAATAATAATGAAAAGATTTGTTTGTTAATTGCCCAGGCAATCCCTGCAGGTGCTGATACACTGCCGATAGTTATTTTAAATGGTACAGGCGGTACAGTAATTCAAATGATTAACCGTTGCGGTGACGGAGTAAGAGCAGATCAAATCCGCAGCAGAAAAATTTATAATTTGCGTGTGATGACAGAACCGCCCTTAGCAGTGGTTCGCAGTAATAATCTTTGCTGCACAGCTTTTGTATGGCCACAAATTACACCGCCTACAGTTACTCCATCGTCTGTTACTTTAAAGAAATGAGGCGTTGGCAATGGGCAATTTATTGATTGGCTTTACAATAGCCTTTCTTTCAAGTAGAGAAGGTCAGGAAATAGCTAAAAAGGTTGCAAAGAAAATGCTTGAAAATCTTTCGGAAAAACCTAAAAAGAAGGACGGTGAAGATAATGCATAAGTACGATCATTATGCAGAGCATATTGACGGTGACAAATTAAAAGAAGAACAGGTTGACGATATTGTTTGCTGTGCATTAGAAAAAATCAAAGTCATCGATGAGGAAGATTACGAAGCTATAATGATGAAAATTCATTGTATAGCTTATGGTCCGCACTTTGATGAACACCTTGCTAAAAAGGCCGTTTCGGAAATGAAAAATGTTGACGGTACTACCGGAGAACATTGGACAGTAGAAGAAACTACCCGTGTTATGGATCAGAATGGTGTACATGCCAATAAGTATGACTGGTATTATTTAATGAATATGTTGCATAGCGATTATTCGAATCTCTGGGGAGAAGATGTTGCGCAATATGTAAAATTTGCCAAGGCATACATCAACGATCCTGATGCTGGAGCAGGTAAAGTTTTTTATCTGTGGAGAGCGGGGAAACATCATCATTAATATGTCAAAAGTGGTCGCAGTTTTGGTCGCACTTTAGTGTTTTTTAATGCCATTTCACGACTTCTTACGGCACTATCAAAAATATGATTCACAAAAAATAAAAACCGTCAAAGCCCTTGAAAACTAGGCTTTGACGGTAGTTTTTTATTGGTACGCCCGAGTGGAATCGAACCACCGCACACGGCTCCGGAGG